TAACTCCAAAAACTTCGGAGTGCCACAGAACCGTGAGCGTGTGTTCATTATCGCAAATCTTAGAAGCAGAGGTAGACGAGAAATATTACCTCTCACCGGAGAAAACGCAGCAGCTCTTAACCAGCTTATAGGCGGTATGCAGGGTTACCGTGTTTACGGGACGGACGGCATTTCCGCAACGCTTGTCGGCAATGCTGGGGGCGTGGGTGCAAAGACAGGACTTTATTTTATCGACCAGAGCAACCATGATCCGAAGATCACGGATACGGCAAGATGCCTGACGGCACGGTACACTGCCGGGATGACGAACCACACGGCAATGAACTCAGCGGTGCTTGAAGTGCATCCGGTCCTGACACCGGAACGTATAGAGAAACGGCAGAACGGAAGACGCATGAAGGATGATGGAGAGCCGATGTTCACGCTGACCTCCCAGGACAGGCATGGTGTGTATGTCTGTAAGAAGGCTGATTCCGTGAAAGTCAGGAATGCAACAAAGACAGGATACGATGTTGCCCGTGAAGGTGACGGCATCAATCTGGCATATCCTGACAGTGCGACCAGACGGGGCCGTGTAGGTAAGGAATGCTCCCAGACACTGGACTGCTCCGGTCAGATGGGAACGCTCATGAGGGGCGGACGCATTAGAAGACTGACACCGAGGGAGTGTTTCCGCTTACAGGGATTTTCCGATGAGCTGTTTGACTGTGCTTCGGCTGTCAATTCGGACGCACAGCTTTATAAACAGGCAGGAAATGCAGTAACTGCAACCGTGGCATATGCGGTTGCGATGTCCCTTCCTGAGTCCAGAAACTGACCTTACATTTTCTTTTGGAAAGTACCATTATCTGCTTGACTATATGGGCATTCAGAGTGATATATGGTACTACCAAAAGGAAAGGAGACCAGCAGAATGGAAATTATTACAAACGCTGAGAACAGGAAAGAATTAGTAAAAGCCTTATCCGGACATTTCGGACAGAGGTCAGAATACCTTGGACCGCCATCCTTTGCATACCGCATCGGAAGCATCACGGTGGACAGGGATGCAAAGGTCATACTTGAAGATGACAGCATGGAAGACGAGGTGAGAAGAGTGCTTTTCCAGAATGATGTGGCAGAAGAGACACAGGAAACACAGACGGAAGAACTGGAAGCGGAGATCAAAATACCAATCGGCAGCATGACACCGCAGGGCATCATCAACCTGATAAATATGATGCATTCCAAGCAGTATCTTATCAACAGGGCATCCGGAAGGGAGTGCATTTCCATTACGGATACGCTGACGGATGCACTTGCCGAAAGAACCTTTGAAAATACGGAAGAAGCGGTAAGGTTCATTACGGAACAGGGCGGATGCAAGGGAGTCGCATTTAAGGATGGAAACATTGACTTTACGGGCTTCCCGAATACAGACAGCATGATGGAATACTGCAGACTGGCATCGGCCATTGTAAAGAAGGCATCGGAACAGAAGCGGGTGAATCCGAAGCAGACCATCGAGGAAAACGAGAAATATTACATGAGGGCATGGCTTGTTTCCATCGGATTTGGCGGGAGCGAAGGAAAGGAAGTAAGAAATTTCTTCCTTAAGGGACTGAAAGGACATACGGCATTCAGAACCCCGGAAGATGCGGAAAAATGGAAAGCTAACCGCAGGGCAGAAAGGGGGACAACGGTATGTTCGGAGTAAGCAGACAGACACTTGAAAGACTCAGAAAAGAATATCCTGCGGGAACCAGGGTGGAACTTATCCGCCTTGATGACCCATACAGAAAGATACCGTCAGGAACCATTGGAACAGTTGAGTTCGTGGATGATGCGGGACAGCTCCACACGGTGTGGGAGGGACACGGTTCTCTTGCAATGATCTACGGAGTGGATGAATGGAGAAAGGCGGATACCAATGAATAAGATAACGACAGTATGTTACGGTAAGGAAGATACATGGGAAACGAAGGAAGCTGCGGAGCAGTTCTTCCTTCAGGCCATGATGGGTTCTGATGGAAGTGAACGGGAACGGTATACAAATATATACATAAAACTGCAGATGGGGCTGACCTACTGCACGGATGAAGAATTTTAAACGAGGTGGATGATGAAAGAAATCAGAAGAAAGCTGATGGCTCTGATGAAGAAGCGTCAGATGGGAATAACAGAATTTGCAGAGAAATGCGGTATGGAAGAGGGAAGGCTGGAAAGAATCCTTCACAGCAGGGGAAGGCTTACACCGGCCGAGGCGGTACAGATTGCAGCAGCCTTTGATCAGACAATGGACGAAGCGTTTGATATTGAACCCCTTCCAATGGACGAAGTCCGTGAAATGGAAAATACGGAGTTTCATAAGATGGTGACGGAGCATCTTAACACGATAGCAAAGATACACAAGACAACTCCTGCAGAATTTGCAGAACAGTGCGGCCTGAAGGAGCGCAGGGTAAAGAATCTGCTGGACGGCACGGCAAGGATGAGTGTTGTTGAAGCGGTTAAGATTGCGGATGGATTCAATGTGTCCCTTGATTATCTGCTTGGGTATTATCCTTATCCGCTGCCGACACCGAAGACGGAAGAACAGGTCCGTGCCTTTGAAGCAATCGGAAAAATGAGCCTTGATGAACTTGCGAAAATTGCAGAAAAATTAAAGGAAGAACTGCTACAGGAGGAGTCATAATATACACAATTCCAACCGCAGATGTTTGTGCAGTTTATGGTTCATATATAACTGGATATATGTGTGTTTTAGAGCGAATATGTACCTACCGAAAGGGAAGAAAACAAACGGAGGTACAAGCCATGAACGAAAGGATTGCAAGACAGATTGAGGAAATGAAGAAACAGACCATCGGAGTTGAGGTTGAGATGAATAACATCAGAAGGGATAAGGCAGCAGAGCTTGCAGCCGCATTCTTTGGAACGGGAAGATTTGAAAACACGGCTTCCAGAAACGGATATTATACATGGTCAGCATGGGATGCGGACGGAAGGGAATGGAAATTCCAGAAGGATGTCAGCATTGCGGGACCTGATAATAAGAAATGTGAGCTGGTGACACCGATCCTTACCTACAACGACATTGAAACACTGCAGGAACTTATCAGAAAGCTCAGACATGCAGGAGCAAAGAGCGATGCAACAAGGGGATGCGGGGTACACATCCACATCGGTGCAAAAGGGCACTCACCGCAGACACTCAGAAATCTCGCAAACATCATGGCGGGGCATGAGAACCTTCTGGCGGATGCCTTAGATCTTGACAGGGGAAGGATGAACCGCTACTGCAGAACGGTAGACCCAAGATTCCTCAAGGAACTCAACAAGAAGAAACCGAAGACGATGGCTGCCCTTGCAGACATCTGGTACACCTCGAACGGAGCAAGCTACGGACGGAATCAGCATTACAATGACAGCAGATACCATATGCTGAACTACCATGCAACCTTTACAAAAGGAACGGTTGAATTCAGACTTTTCCAATTCGATGCCCCGGCAGACGGAAAACTGAACGGACTGCATGCGGGACAGCTTAAAAGTTACATCCAGCTCTGCCTTGCACTCAGCCAGATGGCAAAGAAAGTAAGGACGGCAAGCCCGAAACCACAGCAGACAGAAAATCCGAAATACGCAATGAGGACATGGCTTTTAAGACTCGGATTCATTGGGGATGAATTCAAGACGGCAAGGGATATCCTCACAAAGAGACTTGCAGGAGACACCGCATTCAGAAGCGGAAGGGCTGCTTGAAGAGAACAGCCTCCTGCCACCTTGTAGCATTGACCGCCACGTGCGGTCTTAAGGTGGTAGAAGGGTGTTCCCTTCGGAAAGGATGGAAACATTATGCAGAAAAGATATTACATTGCTTATGGCAGCAACTTAAACATCAGACAGATGCGGATGAGATGCCCACATGCAAGGGTGATCGGAACTTCAGTCATTAAAGATTATGAACTGCTTTTCAAGGGAAGCCTTACGGGTGCCTATCTTACCATAGAACCCAAGAAGGGCGGAGAGGTTCCCGTTGCAGCATGGGAGGTCACGGAATCGGATGAGGCGGCACTTGACCGCTACGAAGGATTCCCGACATTTTATTACAAAAAGGAAATGGAACTGGACATCAAAGGAATACGCACGGGAAAGATACGGAGAAGGAAGTGCTTTGTGTATATCATGCATGAAGAACGGAAGATAGGAGTACCTTCCCTTTCCTATGTAAGCACATGCCTTCAGGGGTATGTCAGCTTCGGATTTGATGAGCACTACCTTTCCGAAGCACAGATAAAAGCGGTGGAGGTGGCAGGACATGAAGAGTGAAATATTACGGATACGGATATGCCCCCGATGCGGGGAAAGATACGCAGCACCGCCCGCCTTATCAAGGACTGACGGAACAACGCTTATCTGCCCCGACTGTGGCACACGTGAGGCTCTTGAGAGCATCGGTGTCGGGGCAGTGGAACAGGACCAGATCCTTGAAACCATCCACAGGTCACAGCGGTAATATGTACAATTCTTCCGGCAGATCTTTGTGTACATTACGGGCAGATATGACTGGATAATATCTGCATTCAGAGCGAATATGTACCTACCGAAAGGGAAAACAAAGAAAACGGAGGAACAAAACCATGAAGAAGATTGAAATTTTTGAAAGAGCCATCAAAGAGGGAGGAAGCCTTAAGGATTACGGAATCAATGCAACGGTGTTTGCAGCATACAGAAACCTTGAATACACAGGAAACGAAGACCTCGATTTTGCTGATACCATCTGGGATCATGACATTGCAGAGATCACAGAGACCTTAAGGGAAAACGGAATCAAGGAATTTACGATAAGCAGCACCTTTTCAGGACTCATCGAAACACTTGCAGCTTTTGAAAAAGAAGGAATAAAGATGGCAGGACTTACCGAGGTGAACGCAGGATACACAGATTTTATGACCGGGGAAAAAGCAAGGATCCCGGCAATCAGAATGACACTTTAAAAACACACGGATAACAAAGCAAAGGACCTCTCCGGAGGTCTTTTATTATGCCCATTTTTACGAGGAGGTGAGGACAGTGGCACAGAGAGGAAGAAAACCAAAGCCTACGGCAGTAAAGGTGCTTGAGGGAAATCCGGGCAAGAGAAGCCTTAACACGGGCGAACCGAAGCCTGAGAAAAAGGCCCCGCGCTGTCCGGCATGGCTTGAGGACGAGGCAAAGAAAGAATGGAAAAGGATGGCGAAACAACTGGAGCATCTCGGCATCCTGACGGAAATAGACATGGCAGCATTCGCAGGATACTGTCAGGCATATGCAAGATGGAAAGAAGCAGAGGAATTCATCACACAGCACGGGGCAATCGTGAAGACTCCGAGCGGTTACTGGCAGCAGGTACCACAGGTATCCATTGCCCAGACCTATCTGAAGATCATGAATAAGTTCTGTGAGCAGTTCGGCCTTACACCGTCCGCAAGAAGCCGTATTTCAACGGATAACGGGGAAGACAAGCAGAATGATGAAATGGAGCTTCTGCTTGTGAAAGGCGGTGCAAAGTAATGTTTGATAAAGCAAAAGCGGATCATGCGCTGAATTTTATCAACTGCCTGAAACACACCAAAGGACGGTGGAGGGGAGTTCCTTTTGAACTTCTGCCTTGGCAGGATGAGATCATCCGCACGATCTATGGAACAGTAAAAGAAAACGGATACAGGCAGTACAACACCTGTTATTGTGAGATACCAAAGAAAAACGGAAAGTCTGAACTGGCAGCAGCCATCGCACTGTATATGACATGCGGTGACGGTGAGTGGGGAGCAGAGGTATATGGATGTGCTTCCGACAGGCAGCAGGCTTCCATCGTATTTGATGTTGCGGTGGACATGGTGGACCAGTGTCCAGCACTGAAAAAGAGGATAAAGCCTGTCATGTCAGTAAAGAGACTTGTCTATAAGCCGACCAACAGTTTCTATCAGGTGCTGTCGGCAGAGGCATATACCAAGCACGGTCTGAATGTCCATGCGGTGATCTTTGATGAGCTGCATGCACAGCCGAACCGTGAGCTGTTTGATGTCATGACCAAGGGTTCCGGTGATGCAAGAACACAGCCGTTGTTCTTTCTGATCACGACAGCCGGAACAGACAGAAATTCTGTGTGTTTTGAACAGCATCAGAAGGCTCTGGATATCATCGAGGGGAGAAAAATCGACCCGACATTTTATCCCGTGATCTACGGGGCATCCGATGAGGATGACTGGTCGAGTGAGGATGTGTGGTATAAGGCAAATCCGTCACTCGGATACACGATTGACATTGAGAAAGTGCAGAATGCATATATCAGTGCAAAAGAGAATGCAGCAGAGGAGAACGTGTTCCGGCAGCTCCGTCTGAACCAGTGGGTGAAACAGAGCACCAGGTGGATGCAGATGGATAAGTGGGATGCCTGTTCCTTTGCCGTGAATGAGGATGAGCTTCTCGGTAGGGAATGCTATGGCGGACTCGACCTTTCAAGTTCCACGGATATCACGGCATTCGTGCTTGTGTTCCCGCCAAGGAACGATACGGAGAAATATGTGATACTTCCGTACTTTTGGATACCGGAGGATAACATGAGACTACGTGTCCGAAGGGATCATGTTCCTTATGATGTCTGGGCAGCCGAAGGGTGCTTAAAGACCACGGAAGGAAATGTCATCCATTATGGATTTATCGAGCAGTTCATTGATGAACTTGGCACGAAGTTTCATATCAAGGAGATTGCATTTGACCGATGGGGAGCTGTGCAGATGGTGCAGAATCTTGAGGGCATGGGATTTACCGTTGTCCCGTTCGGACAGGGTTATAAAGATATGAGTCCACCGACAAAAGAACTGATGAAACTGACATTGGAAGAACGGATCGCACATGGCGGACATAAGGTACTGCGTTGGATGATGGATAATGTGTTTGTCCGTCAGGATCCAGCGGGAAACATCAAAATGGATAAGGAAAAATCCACGGAGAAGATTGACGGGGCCGTTGCAACCGTTATGGCACTTGACCGTGCAATCAGAAATGAAGGCAGTGACGGAAGCGTGTATGATGACAGGGGTATTCTTGTATTCTGATGCAGCCGTGTATGATTCTGTAAAATCATAATCCGGCTGCATGTTTCTGTGTTAAGATATAGGAAAAGCACAGGGAGGCATTTCGTATGCAGGAAGAATTTTTTATGAACAGTATGGAAAAAGACCCGAAACTGAGCGGTGAGCACGGGGCACAGACAAGGAAATCCCTTGCACTGAAAGCAGAAGAGATCCTCGGACTGGATCTGGAAACGGTGGTAGCGGATGATGACCTTATGTATGATTCTCTGATGAAACTGAAACCGCTTGAGAACCCAAAGAAAAATCCAATGCAGAATGCACTGAGAAAATATTATTACTACAGGAATGGGAAAGAGTTCCCAAGACTGAATAATTATCAGAGATAATCAGGAACGGCACTTCTTCGGAGGTGCTTTTTTTGTACCCATTTTTAGGAGGTGTCACATGGGAATTAAGAGTTTATTCGGATTTGGACAGGCGAGGGATAAGCCTGTGGACAAAGCGGCAGATGCAGGATATTCGTTTCTGTTTGGAAGGACAACGAGCGGAAAGCCTGTCAATGAAAGAACTGCAATGCAGACCACAGCAGTATATGCCTGTGTCAGAATCCTTGCGGAGGCAGTCGCATCCTTACCGCTTCATGTATATGAGTATCAGGATGACGGAGGTAAGAAGCTGGTGCATGACCATCCGTTATATTATCTGCTCCATGATGAGCCGAATCCGGAGATGACTTCATTTGTGTTCAGGGAAACACTGATGAGTCATCTTTTAATATGGGGAAATGCTTATGCCCAGATCATAAGGGACGGGGCTGGAAGGGTGCTTGGACTGTATC